TGGTATTTGACTATATGGGTAGTGTATTTGCATCAAAACGAAAGGGATTTCTGGAAATCGGCGACGCCGCGCAAGGTGATAGCCATAGCAAAAAAAAATAGCGAAATCAAAAACGGACCGGCGAAAAAAGACGAACCTTTTAGCCTGTCCGCTTATTTTTTGGGAGGTGCGCAGTAATGCCGACCATTAGTACTAAATGGGAAAGTGCAGGCGACAAGGAGTACAAGGACGCGCTCAAAGAAATAGAACGCGGCTTGAGCCAGACACGGGCGGAGGCTAAAAAACTGGCAGCGCAATACGAGGACGATGAGGACAGCGTTGAGGCACTTGCAGCCACTAACGAAAACCTTGCGGACGCAACCAAGGGCCTTAACGACAAACTCGACCTCCAACGTGCCCGCCTTTCAGACCTCGCCAATGCATACGGCGAGACCGATAGCCGCACACAAGCCATGAGAAAGTCAGTTACGGAAACGGAGGCTGCTCTCATAAAATCCCAGCACGCCCTCGAAAACAACACCGAGGCGCTGGAGGATGCGAAAGACGCAGAGGAGGGAACGGGCCAGACAACGGAGCTGCTCAACGGCTTGTTTGAGGGACTTGGCGATGTAACGGGCATACAACTACCTAAGGGGCTCGGCGAACTCGACGACACTTTGGGCGACGTTGATTTGACAATGCTCGGGGTTGCCGGTACGCTGGGTACAGTGGCGGGGGCGCTTATCAACCTTGGCAAAGAGACCCTTGAATATAACAAAAAATTACAGGAACTGAGTGATATAAGCAACATATCCACCGAACAACTACAAAAATTGGAATATGCGGGCGGCATGGTGGACGTCTCACTGGACACCATAGTGGACACGACAAAGGACCTCGGCAAAAACGTACAGGCCGCAATAGAGGGAGACGAAGAACTCGCGGAAACTTTTCGAAAACTCAAAGTGCCAATCAAAGATGCACACGGCAATATGCGAGATATGGATGAGATATATCAGCGCGTTATATTCTCCCTCGCAGATATGGAGGAGGGCATAGAGCGCAATAATCTTGCAATGAAACTGTTTGGCGAATCCGGCATTAAGCTTAACCCGATCCTTAATGAGGGAAAAGAAGGGATTAAACAATGGTATGAAGCGGCTGAGGAAATGGGCTATGTCATGGATGAGGTATCGCAGAAAAACATGGAAAATATGAGCCGGAAGATAGATACCCTAACCACAAACCTTAAGGGCGGTTTTCGCCAGGCGATAACGAGTCTTATCAGCATTTTGAGCGGCGACGTGACGCTGGGGGACATGAGACAGCGCCTCATATACGAAAACAGCAATTCTGCCTATAAAAGCGGCAGGGCGGGCCGCAACGCCGCTGGCACCGACAACTGGCGCGGCGGCCTGACTTGGGTGGGCGAAAACGGGCCGGAACTGGTCAATCTGCCGCAGGGCAGTCAGGTGCTCAACAATCAGGAGAGCCGCGGCGTGGGCGGCGACACTTTTAATATCAGGATTGATATGTCGCAGATAAGCGACATACAAAAACTCATTGACATGGCGAACAACTACCGACGCAGCGTGCGTATGGGGTACGGAGGGTAATATATGGCGACATTAGCAGACTTACCGCTGGGGGCAACAATACTCATCCCGGTAGGCACCGAAGAAAACAGGCGATGCGAGGTGGCGGATAAAAATAACCTCGTATCTGGAGGCGCGGTGCTGGTATACAAAAATGCATACGAAGAATCGGAGTTTGGAAACTCGACCCTATACCCGGACGGAACACTGGATAACCTTATAAAAAATACGATATTCAACAGTTTCCCGCAAACGCTGCGCGAAAAAATGATGAATGTTACCTTTGCTCTCAAAGGCAGCAATAGCATAACCCGCAAGATGTTCGCCCTGACCTACACCATGGCGGGCTTTGGCAATAACAGCGGAGTTGCGGAGGGCAAAGCTCTCCAATATTACACCAGCAACAACAGGCGCATAAAGAAAAAGGGGGGCGCATCGACCCTCTGGTGGCTTTCTTCGCAGAACTCCTCTGACGGCGCGTGGAGCGTCAACGCGGTCGGCTCCTCCTTCAGCTACCGCCCCTCGGGCTCGGGCGGGGTTGTCCCCGCTTTTGTAATCCCCCAATCAACACAACTGGAAGACGACCAAAACCAATACGGCGACTACTTCATAAAGGGTTTGCTCCCGAACGACGAAATAACCGTAACAACGACAAAACCGAAAAACACATACGCCGGAAGCTGGGACACGATAAATTTTGAGTGGACATACGCAAGCCGTGAGGGGTTAGCACAGAAAAAATACGAACTGCAATATAAGGACGCATCTCACGCTGATTGGACTGCGTTGGCCTCCGCAGAATCGGCAAATACTAATGTAAATATACCTCCAAACACTTTTGCCGCAGGCATCGTAAAATGGCGCGTGCGCTGCACGAACGCAAACAATCAAGTTAGCGCATGGAGCGAAGAAGCGTCATTTACGGCCCAGGGCAAACCGCCGACTCCAACGGTATATGCTACCTCAAGCCCGAGGCCGGAAATAACATGGACCGGCGAGGGGCAGCTTGCCTATCAAATAAAGATCGACAATGCAGTATTGCACACCGCTTACAGCACTGACGGGCGGTATAAGGTTAAAGAATATCTGGCTGATGGCGCGCACATAGCCGCAGTACGGATACAGAACGAATACGGCCTTTGGAGCGATTGGGGAACGGCTGAATTTACCGTTGCCAACACCCCCGGCGCGCCAATAACACTTTTTGCCGCGGGCGGCGAAAAAGCGGCCCTTGCGTGGACGGAAACGGATCACAAAACTTACTATATCTACCGCGATGACATACCAATAGCAAAAACCACGGCACACACATACTCCGACCAAATGGCCATAGGGACACACAAGTATAAGGTGCGCGGCGTTACTGGAGACAGTTACTCCATGTCCAATGAGGTCACGGTCACACTTTCGGTAGACGCGCCGGAGATAGCGGCGCTGGGCGAAATGCAATGGTTGCGGCTGGAATATTCCACTGCGCAGAATAGCCCGCTGGGCGTGTCGGCGTATCAGGATGTAACGTATCAGTTTTACGCCGGGCGGCGGTACCCCGTGGCTGAGACCTCACAGCAAATAACCAAAATATACAGTTTTAACGTTGCTTTTAACGATGCGGCGCAGGCAGCGGCTTTTGAGGGACTGCTGGGCAAGACCGTGATATACAGAGATCAGCACGGCTGCCTGTGTACCGGCCCACTGATGGGCTTCGAGCTGAGCATAGACCAGTTTTTCAGGGCGTTTTCGTGCAGCATACAGCAGACGGACAACAATGAGAGGATTGAGTATGATTGATACGATGAGCGTAGTAACCAGCCGCTTTGAGGTGATACGCAACGGGGCTGTTACAGAGCACAATCTGACGGCGGTGGGAGATGACTATCCCACCGTCACCATGGCTGCCGACGGCGAAATAAAGACCTCCATGTACGGCGTGTTCGAGCATAACGACAATGTGGATTATCTAAACGATGAAATAAGGCCATATTACATCAAGGACGGCATAGAGTATCCTCTCGGCATATACATGGTGGGCACACTGACCACAAAACACACGAAATACGGCAAGAATGAGGACACCATAGAGGCATACGACCGGGCACTGAGGCTCAAACAGACCAAAACCGAGACCCGGTATTATATTGCGGCGGGGACGCCATACATGACCGCAATACAGGGCCTTATCCGGGGCGCCGGAATACCGCGCATACGGATGGACGATTGCGAGGACACTCTTGCCACAGACCGTGAGGATTGGGAAATAGGAACGGAATATCTCACCATCATCAATGCGCTGCTGTCCGAAATAAACTTTTCGGATATTTGGTTTGATTTTGATGGGGTGGCCCGCCTTGAAAGGTACGAGGCCCCGTCCAGCTCCAACATAGACCGGGAGTATCGGGACGACGAATACAGCATCATCACCCCGGAATACACAGAGGAAATGGACATATACGAGGCCCCCAACGTTTTCGTCGTCAACGTATCTAACCCTGACTATGACAACCCCATGACCGCAACGGGCATAAATGACAGCATGATCTCCGCTTTGTCCACGGTACGCAGGGGGCGGCGCATATTGGCGACGCCGGTTGAACTGGATAATATAGCAAGCCAGACGGCGCTGCAAAAATACGCGGATAATCTTGCTGTGAAATCCATGTTTGCAACGCAAAAAATCAAATTTTACACGGCCATAAACCCGGCCCATGGCGTAGGAGATGTTATCGCGCTGTATAACGGGGAGCTGGTAGGCGTATACGAGGAAACCGACTGGAAAATAGAGATACGCCCTGGTGCCCTCATGGAGCATCAGGCAAAAAAGGTGGTGTTCGTGTGATATATCAGGAGCAAGAAGCACTTTTTTTGCAAAAGCGCAGGCCGTCAGCGGCGAAATTTGCCACCGTGGTGGCGGTGTCCGGCGGCAAAGCCACGCTCAAATTTGACGGTGAAACCGCTGCTACACAGAAAGGCTACAAATACAACGCCGCGCTCTCGCTGACGGCGGGCGACCGGGTAAAGGTGAATAAGGTATCCGGCACATACATCATAGAATACAAACTGTAGGAGGGATCCCATGCTTACAGGCATTATACGCGGGCAACGGCTCATGCTGCGCACGCCCATTGTGGTGGCGGACAGTATAAACTATCTGACCGCGAAATTTACATTTGACCCTGACTGGGCAGGCCGTACAATCACGGCCTATTTTGTATGCGGAGATAAAGCCATAACCGCGGAGCTGACGGACGGCGAAATCACCGCGGCGCAAGGCGTGAACCTTACTGCGGGGCGCTGGGAACTGAAGCTCTCCGGCATAAAGGGCGACAGCCGCGTAACGGCTGGCCCGGTGCAGTTTGACGTGCTGCCCTTCGGCGCTACGGATGGCGAACTGCCGGATATATCCCTGACGCAGTACGAACAACTCCTTGCAAAAATCGGCGACATGGACGAGTTGACCACCGCGGACAAGAATACCCTTGTAGCGGCCATAAACGAGGCAGCGCAGAGCGGCGGCGGTTCCGGTGGCGGGGGATTGCCGGCGGGCGGAACACCGGGGCAGGTACTCACTCGGACCGTAAGCGGCTCGGCGTGGCAGGACGGCACCCCCGGCCCCCAAGGCCCCGAAGGCAAGAAAGGCGATAAAGGCGATACGGGAGCCATAGGAGAAACAGGCCCCACTGGCCCCAAAGGTGAACAGGGTATCCAAGGGCCTAAAGGCGACCCCGGAGACAAGGGAGAAACGGGCCCCAAGGGGGATACGGGAGCCACGGGCGAACGAGGCCCCGCAGGAGCGCACTATACGCCCTCTGTGACCGCTGACGGCGATTTATCGTGGAAGTATAATGACGGCGGGCTGGAAAACCCCGCCACAGTCAATATACGGGGACCACAGGGCATACAGGGAGCCAAGGGCGACACTGGCGAAGGATTTGCCGTGTTAGGCTATTACGCTTCCCTCTCGGCATTACAAGCCGGAGTGTCTAATCCCTCCGCTGGCGACGCTTACGGCGTGGGCGCGGGCGAACCGTATGATATATATATCTGGGACGGCGTAAACTCCAAGTGGGTAAACAACGGCCCCTTGCAGGGCGCGAAAGGCGATCAAGGCCCCGCTGGCCCTAAGGGCGACACGGGCGCGAAGGGCGATACTGGCCCGCAAGGCCCCAAGGGCGAAGCCGCCGGATTCGGCACACCGACCGCCACAGCGACTACCCTTGACGCGGGAGTTCCCGCTACTGTGGAGGTGACAGCTTCCGGCGCAGATACCGCAAAGGTATTCGCCTTTACGTTCGGCGTTCCCAAGGGAGCCAAGGGCGATACTGGCGCAAAGGGAGAGCAGGGCGCGACCGGTGAGCAAGGTCCTAAAGGCGACCCCGGCGCAAAGGGGGAACAGGGCGTTAAAGGAGACCCCGGCCCTTACTTTACCCCCTCGGTATCCGCTGAGGGCGTTATATCGTGGAGCAACAACGGCGGGTTGAACAATCCCGCCGAAGCCAATATAAAAGGCCCGCAGGGCGAGCGCGGCCCCGCAGGTGAGCAAGGCCCCGCGGGAGAGCAGGGCATACAGGGCTTGCAGGGCATACAAGGCGAACAAGGCCCCAAGGGCGACCCCGGCACAGCCGCAGGGTTTGGTGCACCTACCGCTACGGCAAACACACTCGCTGCCGGAACCGCCGCCACCGTAAAGGTAACGGCAAGCGGCGCGGACACCGCAAAGGTATTTGATTTTGTATTCGGCATCCCACAGGGCGACCCCGGCGCGAAGGGCGACCCCGGCGCGAAGGGCGACCCCGGCGCGAAGGGCGATACGGGCGAGCAAGGCCCGCAGGGTATCCAAGGCCCCGAGGGCGAACAGGGAGCGAAGGGCGACACCGGCCCGTATTTTACCCCCGCCGTCTCTGCTGAGGGCATACTCTCATGGAGCAATAACGGCGGGCTGGATAACCCCGCAAGCGTCAGCATCAAAGGCCCGCAGGGCGAAACCGGGGCGAAAGGCGATACTGGCGCACAGGGCGAACAAGGCCCCGCAGGCCCCAACGAGATAACCGCCGACACCGCGACCAACATTAACGGCCTGCTCAAGGGCGCGGGTGGCAAAGTGGCACAGGCCGCGGGCGACACGGACTACCTGACCCCGCCTGTTATGGCTTCCTCCCTCCCCGCCAGCGGCGCAGCGCTGACGGCAAACACCATATATAACGTATCCTCTCCTGTGGGTACATACGTGTTTACCCCGCCCGCATCCGGCTGGGCGCACGGTACATTCAGCACGGCGGCCTCGGTTGCGGTGTCGTTTGTGAGCGGGGCGAACTATTTAGGCGCGGCTCCCGCAATAGAGGCAAGCAAGACATACGAATTTGACGTATATAACGGTGTGTGGGCGGTACAGGAGGTCGTAAGCGCATGATACCCTTGCAGTTTGCTTTACGGCGTAGAATGATGGTGGCGAAAAAAGATTTAGTTGCTTTTGAAAATGGTATATGGCAAGGGTACGAGGATTTGACTTATGTCTCGGGCTATGGTGCGATAGCGAATGTTGATGGCAAGATGAGATTTTATAATGAGCGCTCATCTATTGGAAGTGGAATGTATTGTTACGGGGCAAGCACGAATACTTTAGACCTGACACCATATAAAACAGCAAAAATCACTCTTCAGCCAACAACAAGTGCGCAAAGCGCTGTAAATAGCAATATTGTGGGCTTTGGAGTGGACAGAAGCAAAAGATATCTTGACGGAGGCTGTGATGCTTATGTTCGCATTCAGCTAAACGGGCAAATACAAATATTAGAGTGCGATATATCCAGCCTACGTGGCGAGTATTATTTCAAGGGTGAATTTTATGGCTATCGTGGTCAAATTTTGGGTTATCTTATTAAATTAGAATTGTTAGCGTAAAGGAGAAAACAATGCTAAACACAAACTATGCTAAACTGATTGGCGGGTATCCCGAATATTTACGCCTGCCGGTTGAGTTGCAATCGCCGCTTATAATCAACGGTGTGACGCACCCCGCAGGGGCGCACCTCTCCACCAATGACGACGCGGCAATAAAGGAGCTGGGCTATAAGCCCGTGACCCGTTCCCCCATGCCCTCAAAGGAGGGCTTTTATTATACCGAAATGTGGGAGGACAACGGCGAAGCGATAGTCCAAAGCTGGACGGAGCATGAGGCGCAGGCCACCACACAGGACTATATAGACGCGCTTGCGGAGCTGGGGGTGAATGTGAATGACGCGGAGTGAACTTATGGCGCTGGTAGCCGTGCGTAAAGCGGAAATCGAGGCGCACGAGACCGACCTTGTAGAGGTGCTGACGGCGGCGCGGGCGGGGCTTACACCCACCCCTACACAAGGCGCACCGTGGGACGCTGAGACCCGCTATATAGCCGGAGACACAGTTGAGGGCGGCTATGTCGCCCTCAAATACAGCCGTAACAAGCCCCCTGCCGCAAACCTCGGCACATATTGGGCGGTGCAGACCGTGACCTATCCCGCGTGGAGCGACATCGAGGACGGCACGGTGATTGAGGCAGACACCATAGTTACCTACAACGGCAAAACGTGGCAATGCACCGAGCAGCACATCAAGTCCACCGTCTACAAGCCCAAGGCCGGAAGCTCCAAATGGAGCGAATATACGGATTAAGGAGCCGCACGGCTCTTTTTTCATAATCAAAAAACAAAGAAAGGAAAAAATCAAAATGAAGAAACTCACTTGTATCCTCGCGGTAATGCTCATGCTGTGCCTCTGCACCGTAGCCTACGCCGCAGACCCCGTAACCCTGGATATAACCGCGCTGGACTACCAGACCGGCAAGGCGGTATCCAAGACCTACGTCAACAACGAGCTGTTTTTGCTCAAGGTTGACCTGGGCATACCCCGCTTTTACGACCTCACCGACATGGAGCTTATAATCGAACTGGACGGCGTAAAGCTGGACACAAACGACCTAAGGCTGGAGGCTGGCACATATTACCTGAGCGGCATAGTTACCGACCAGCCCGCCGCCCTCCGTATAACCGTCAAGGACAAGGCCTACGACAACGCCACCACCGCCGAAGAACTTTACAACGCCATGCAGAAAAACAGGACTGTAAGCAAGACCTACTATTTTAACGCCGCACAGCCCGCCGAACAGCCCATCGCAAAAAATCCCGTGGTGATCCCCAAGACCGGCGACCTGTCTATCATAGCCTATGCCGTCTCCCTCTCCCTGATAGGCCTCGGCCTCTTTGTGGCGGGTAAACGCAGATGACCTTAATACAACAGTTTTTAGCGTACCTCGGCGAGCACCTCGGGGACGCATACGTTTGGGGCGCGAGGGGGCAGTGCCTTACCGACATGAGCGACCCCGAAAAATGGATACGAAATAAGGAGACATCGAGCACCAACGCGGAGCGGGCCATAAGGTACATGCAAAAGGCCGGGAAATGCCCGCTGTACGCCTTTGACTGCTCCGGCCTTATATGCGGATTTTTAATGTCAAAAGGGCTTTCCGGCAGGGTAAACAGCCGGACAATGTACTCCAAGAGCAAGCGGATACACCGGGACGAGCTTCAGCCCGGCGACCTGGTATTTAGGTATCGCGACAAGAATAAGGACGGCGGCGGGACGTACAAATACATATACCACGTGGGCGTATACGTGGGCGGCGACAAGGTAATTGAATCCAAGGGCCGCGACGATGGCGTTGTGCTCCGTGGCATCAACGCTTCCGGCCCCGCCTACTGGAACGAGTACGGGCGCTGGGACATAATCTCCGGCGCTGCGAAGGAGGACGAACCGGAACAGGAAGTACCCGCCGCGCCCCGGATAATCGAGCTGACCAGCCCTATGATGCGGGGCAATGACATCAAACTGTTGCAGACCGCCCTTAACGCTCTGGGCTATGACGCCGGGGACGCGGACGGCATAGCGGGCAAAAACACCATTGCGGCCATACGGAGGTTTGCGCAGGACTACACCGCCGCCGAACTGCCGGATATATTGCAGGCTACCGTATCCGTGGACGGCAAAATCTATGTAGGCACACTAAAAAAATAAGGAGGAGCACCCATGACCAAAGAATGGATATGGGCAATCGTAACGGGACTGAGCGGCATTTTGCTGGGCTGGCTTGCTCACATAAAGACCGCAAGAAAGGACGCGGTTGATGCGGCTACACACGACACCGCCATTGATACCGCGCTTAAATCGGACGTGGACTACATCAAGCGCGGCGTGGACGATATCAAACTCGATATGCGGGCGCAGGCTACAAAAATCGAGGACATAGACCGCCGCGTGGCCCGTGTGGAGGAAAGCGCGAAAAGCGCCCACCACCGGCTGGACAGGCTTGAAGCACACAACAACTAAAGGAGAAAAACATGAAACTCTCAAATAAGGTATACGACATTCTCAAGGCAATCGCCTTGATCTGGCTGCCCGCCATAGGCACACTGTACTTCGCCCTCGCGGGTATATGGCAGCTCCCCTACCCTGAGGAGATCGTCGGCACCATCACCGCCGTTGACACGTTCCTCGGCGCGGTGCTGGGCATATCCGCAGCCAACTACAACAAACAGTAGCCCCCCGGACGGGATTCCCTTTCAATAGCCCCCGGCAAACGTCGGGGGTAAATCTTGTATAAAGGAGGTGTAGGCTTTTGGAGAAGCGGCCTCTTATTGTATGGACAAGACCCTGCTCAATTCCCGCCCCCGGTCAGAGTGGGAAGCACTCATACGCGAATGGATACATAACGAAAAAGACCGCTGGCTGATAACCCGCCGCCTTTTAGACGGGATACCATACGACGCTTTGACGGGCGAGTACCAGCTTAAATTTGAAATACCCCTTGAATATGATCAGATACGCAGGCGGTGCAAGGCCGCCGAAAAACAACTGAAAACGCACTGTAAATAGCCGATAAATAGCCGATGGGAGCAATCCTGTCGGCTCTTTTTTTATGCCAAAATTCAGGTAGAAGGGAGCGTGAAACAGTGTATCCATACCAACCTTATTTTAACCAGCAAACCCAATATCAGCGAACCGAAGTAGCCAAAGTGAACGGCGAGGGCGGCGCAAAGGCATATCAAATGCCCCCTAATAGCTCCGTTCTTCTGTTGGACGAAACGGCCCCCATAGTGTGGCTTAAAACAACGGACGGGGCGGGGTTCCCCTCTCTCTCACCTTACAGCATAACCCCGTATAAACCCGCTCCGCCTGTCGATGTGAACGGCCTTGAACAGAGAATAGCCAGATTGGAGGAAATGATAAATGCCAAACCCGATACTACAAATGCTAAGCGGAGGAAATCCGAGGAAACTCAACCCACAAATGATAGCGCAGGCTAAACAGATGATGTCCGTTCCCGGACAAGTACAGAAGATAAAGCAGATGATAGGCAACGGCGACCCTAAACAGATGTTTTATGCGGCCTGCAAGCAATACGGGATAGACCCGGAGGATATTCTCTCTGAATTAAGATAGACCATTACCCGAAGCGCGCGCGGGATTGGAATATAAATCGAAAGGAACTTTAGAACTATGGATAATATGCCCTCTCTCGCGGATATAGCCGCGGTAACTGATGGCAAGACTGACGGCTTCAACGGAGGCTTCTGGATATTCGCCCTTATCATACTTTTTGCTATGATGGGCGGCGGCTTTGGCGGCTGGAACCGCCAGGGCGAATTTGGACAGTATGCCACCGCTGCGTCTCAGCAGGAAATTCTCTTCGGTCAGCACTTCGGCCAGATCAATGACCGTCTGACTAACATCGGCAACGGTATATGTGATTCCACCTTCGCGCTGAACAACGCTATCACCACCGAAGGCCGGAACCTGTCCAGCCAGCTCGCAAACTGCTGCTGTGAACAGAGGCTCGGTATAGCCAACCTCTCAGCGCAGATGAACCAGAACACCTGCGACATAACCACCGCTATCCACGCCGAGGCCGAGGCCACCCGCTCCCTGATACAGGCGAACGAAATGCAGGCTCTCAGGGACAAAGTGTCCAGCCTTGAGATGGATAACCGCATGTACGGAGTAGTCCGCTATCCCAACGGTTACACCTACAACGCGGGGAACTCTCCCTTCTGTGGTAATAATTGCGGCTGCTGCTGCTAATTCCGGCTATGCCGTGATATATCGGGGCGGCGTATGCTGCCCCTTGATTTTCGAAAGGAGCATAAAAAATGGCTTGTAAAAATGTATGCAAACTCTGCCCCAACCTTATAATCTCCCAGGCCGTTACCTTCACGGCGGGAACCGGGCTGATAATCAACCTCCCGGTAGGCAACTATAACGATAATCAGAAATACTGCATCGTGGTAGCTCAGTCTATCCCGGCAGCTACCACCATAACCGCGCCCGTGTTTGTCACCATAGGCGCCGGCACGGAACAGTACCCGCTGATAGATAGCTGTTGCGCCCAGGTCACAGCCTGCGCTATACGCACCCGCACCAGGTATGCTACCATCGTCAAAACCAACGCCACTGGTGGCAGCTTTAAACTGCTCAATAAAACTTGCACACCCGCTAACAGCCTTGCAAGCATTAACGGAGGCGCAGAGTAATGAGCTTTAAGGAGATCATACGCCTGATATCCGAAAGGCACACCGATATGACGGAAGTGACCGATGCGCTCTCTGATATGATGCACACGGTAAAGGACCGTCTGCCGGAGGTATACAAAGAAACAATGTATTGCCTCGAAGAGATAGCATATCGGATAACTCCCGAAGAGGCGCGGCAGATAGTCAAGGGTATGCGCCCATACGGTCAAAAATGGGACTATGATACCATCAAGGCGTTTCTGGCGACGAAGGGCATAACGGCGGTATGCAAATACTATCTGTGCATGAATATGTACTACAACGACAGCCACGATACCGCCGAAATGGTAGGCAGGGGAGAAGACCCGGAGTTTTATTTCAGCCTTGCAAAAGATTTCATTAACGATATAGACGGTAAGGATTTCAAGGTTGAAAAATATTTTACTGCGTAACTGGCAACCTTCCGGCAACTTTCTGGCAACCTTTTATTTCAAGTCCTGAAACGAGCGTAAACGGAAAATATAGATAAACAGCCACTTTTTACGGACGAGAAACTGCAAGGAACTGAATAAAAAACGGGTAGCCGCCGGATACCAAACATCAAAAACGCTCGTGTTGCACGGGCGTTTTTCTTAGGTATTTAGGGCTTTTTTGATTGCTTGTGCTCATTTTGTGGTTTCGTTTTGGCAACTTTCTGGCAACCTTTTTTTGAAAGCGTCCATAACTGCGCCCGCGCTCGCGTCCTCTTTTTCCTTTGAAAGGTGTGAATAAATTTCAAGCGTCACCTTTACGTTGGCATGGCCGAGGAATTTCTGCGCGGAAAGCACGTCAACGCCGGCATTATAGAGTATGGAGGCGTAATTGTGCCGGAAGTAGTGCGGCGTGAGGATAGAGGCGCCGTCCTCTCTCGTTTCTATGTCGGGCCCCAACTCTGCCATGCGCTCCATCAGCGAACGCCAAAGCCTATTTGAAGAGGAATTGCGGTAGTATGTTCCATCGGGGGCGGGGAACACGAACGCCTGCGGGAATCCCCGCACGAGCATTTCTGCCAGCTCGTCCGGCAGGGGTATATCCCGTATGCTCTCCTTCGTCTTGGGCGGGGTTATCATGCCCTTCCTTAAATTGACCTGCTGCCGGACGTGTATGACCTTCTTCCTGAAATCTACACATTCCCATTGCAGGCCGAGGGCTTCGCCAAGCCTCATTCCGGTATAGTATAGTAATGCCACCAGCAGGCCGTTTTCCTCCTGCATCAGCTTCTTTGCCGCCGCTTCCTCTGCTTCCGTCAGCGCACGGCGGCTTGACTTTTCTTTCGAAGGCTTGACCAGCCCCACGGTCACGTCCCGCTGGATTATCCCCTCGGAGTATGCTCGCTTAAAGACGGATTCTAACACATGGTGTACATTTTCGATTATGGTTACGCACGTATCGCCCTTGGAGTTAAGCAGCTCCTGCAAATCCATAGTGGATATTGCGGTGAGCCGCTTGTCCCCCAGCACCGGCAATATGTGCTTATTGAGCGCCGTCTTATATCCGCTCTGCGCCGATTCCTTTATATTCGGCTTTTTGTAGACGTTATACCACTGTATGGCGTATGGACCGAAAAGCGTGTCCTTCTGCGCGGTGCGCCCGGTGATGAACTCTTGTTTGACCGCCTCCTTCGCGGCCTCCAGATCCTTCTTTGTGCGCCCGGATACATATTTTATCACGCTGCCGCCGTTCATATCCTTGCCGACGGTTACTTTAGCCCTATACCTCCCGTCGCTTTGCCTTGCCATTTACAAAAACCTCCCGTTGTGCTAAAATCGGAGGCGGAGAAGCATCCACCTCTGATCCCCCTTGCGCTGCGCCGACAGCCGGGGGATTATTTTATTTTGTCAAGCAGAATAGCCTTTTTCTCTTCAAACTCCTCGTTGCTCAGAATACCGCTATCTCGCAAATCGCCGAGTTTACGAATTTGTTCAACAGCATCAATGGAAAGTGCGGACTGCGCACTGGGGCCGTATATTCTGTTGCGCTGCTTATTAGAAATGATTACGGCGCCGTCACCGTCCGTGAAAGTGCCACTGGCTATACTACACAAGTCCGCAAAAGTTCCAAGGCCAAAACAGCCTGCCGTAAGTAACCAAAGAAGAGCTGTGAGCGGCTTATCGACATAGAACCTGTGTATTCCTAAACCGCCTAAAAATATACATAAAAGCAGAGTGGCTAGCCAACTCTTTTCAGACACATCATGGTTGTGACCTTCGACACCATCCACACTTTCGGTCACGTCCATTTTTTCTGGTTCGACATTCACATATTCCTCTTCTGAAGAGGACGAAAAGATCATTGCCCCCTCGCGTCTTGCCCGCTCCGCCTTATTATGCTCTATACATTCCTCACAGTGCCCAAGGTTGTTGAGCGGCAAGAACAACCCCTTTTTCCCACACTGAGAGCACTGATGTATCATACCCATTGACCAAACCCTCCTATTTTAACCTTTTCCATTCTTTTATGCTGATGTATATGAGAAAGCCTGCGAATATCGCGAAAACCAGCATTATACCCCCTGCTATTGTCGATAAATGCTTAGTTTCGGGGCGTATCAGCCCCATGCTCGGATATCTGCTATCTATGATAAATATTCCGCTTAAAACCACCATCAATAACACGGAAACACCTGACAACAGGGGCAATTGAATGTTTTTACGCCGCCCTTCGGCTACCAGATCGTTTATACGCTCCTTGTTAGTGGCGATAAGTTCTTCGTATAAATCCTCTTTACTATATCCTTGCGGAACTCTCACAAAGTCAGAATCTATATCCCGCAGACTTTTGCCAATGGTATTTAATATCCTTATCAGCGTATCTACGCCGGGATTTGATGTTTGCCCGTGAAGCACCTTTTTGACAGTAGCGAGCGACAGCCCGCATTCGTCCGCGATCTCCTGCTGCGTCTTACCGGATTGCCGCACAAGCTCCTGTAATCGCTCAAAGTCCATTATTTTACCCCCCATTTAAACAATTCTTACCCTGAAAGGATACTATTTGTGGCTTTAAAAAACCAAGGGAACGAGATATGCTTAATTCAGACCGGGGCGGCTCCCACGAAGCTTCTCCGCCGTTCTGGCCGAGGCGGAGGTGAGCGGCTCCCGCTCCCTCTGCCGGTTAAAGGCGAATCTGAGGCACGATTTGTGCAACATCGTTGAGCGCAGTCCCGTTTATGGTACTCTCAATAAAATCACCCCTTTTCTTTTATGTGAAAAATGCTATCATTAAAAACGAAACAAATGTTTGGAGGAAGAAACGATGACTGAAAGAGCACTTAAAACACTGGACGGGCTACAAACAGAAGAAATTGCTAACCTTTACTATTATGCCTTGATTTTAAAAACTCTGCGTACCTTGCAACGTCCTCTTGATCTTCAGCCGATAAGGAATCAAAAAGAGCAATAAATTCTACTTTCAAGCGATCTACCTGTCCTTCGCCGTCACTGATGTCATCGAGCTTGCAATCCAAAGCGCGAGCCAAAGCCTTAACAGTCTCTAAGTTTGGGTTAGTAGTAATCCCAGCGCATATCTTTTTAACCGTACTGAGCGGCACACCCGAAGCTTCCGCGAGACCTTCAACTGTCAGCCCGCGGGCTTTTCTTAACTCGTTAATATTGTTTAATTGCGCCATAATCGTTTGCTCCTCTCGTATGCAACCCAATTATATATCATATCAAACAACAACGCAATAATAAAAGTTCCATAAAAGGCACAAGAATACGCAAAATGCAGTTGACAAGTTCAAAGCATGGTACTATAATGCAAATAAAGGTTCCAACGATGGTACGAAAGGAGGCGCTGCGGAATGGGATACAAATTCCTGCGAGGAAAAATAGCAGAGCGCGGAATAAAGAAAAACACCATAGCCCTTGAGCTGGGCATCACCACAAAAGCACTGAAAAACAAAATAGATGGAGTAACACCGTTCAAATGGGAAGAAGCGTGCAAGATACATGACAGATTTTTCCCCGATGTAGACAAGGATACACTGTTCACGACGGACGAACAAACCACATAGGAGGTGAGCGGCATGATGAACCTTGAACAACTGGAAGCAACAGAAAAGAAAGTGGCGGCCATATTAGCGGAATCCGGCGCCACTCTCCCCGAAGTGGAGTGCATCTTAGCACATTGCAAATGTTACCTTACTGCCTCGTATTGCGAGATTCCAGAACATCAGCAATCCGATTAAGAGCCACAGCGATCCTCACTATTGAACAATCATTATATTGAGAATCGTATAGCGGGCATTGCACAACACAAACGTTATGCGAAAACGGACAAAGCATTACCTTCACCTCCTTCCGAGGTGATTATACCACAGAAAGGAAACCGCCATGGATAACTTTGACAAACTCCTGCGTGATATGATAACCGCCGCCGTGGACGAGCGCATAAACAGCGTCGAGGCGCTGGAGGAGCGCATGGTGAAGATGCACGGCGAGTATGTCACCACCAAGCGGGCCGCCGAGATCATCAACGTAGACCCCGGCACCATACGCGCCATGTGCAGGGATGGGCGCCTCATGGCGACCGCCGCCGACGGCCACGCCCCCCTCATACTGGTGCGGAGCATGGCCTCCATGGTAGAGGACAAGACGGCAGAGCAGCCCAGGGTAAAGGCTGCCCGCCGCCATAAATACGACGATTGCAAATACAAAGTGCAGTAGCTCCCTGTGCGAAAGGGGAGAGCAGAGGGCGGCATCTTGGGCCGGTGTCCGATGGGCAGAGTTTACAATCTCCTTTTTGATATACACAGACCACCTGATATGTCCGACAAAACGCTGCTTCTGCTCACCGCCCTCTGCTGTCTCCTTTCGCCGGAGGTGATGCGAATGACCTAACAATCCCACAACAGCACGTTAGCAACTCGACCGGGCGAGTATAAACAGGATTCAAGCCCGGTGCGTCCCGGCGGGCGGGCTTGCCGATAGCCCGCGCCGCCGGAGGGTATCATATCATAGGGAGGACATAAAAAAATGAAATTAGGAGAACTACCATTCGGAAGCAACATCAAAATCCCCGAGCGCCGCGAGGGTGGAACCTACGAGCTGGCTGACTACACCCTCGGCTGTCTCAATAATTTTGGCGTAGGCACCGCAGGGCTTATCCGCAAAGATATTTATAGCTTTTGCCGGTTCGGCGGTAACGCAAAATACGCCGGATCAGACCTGGACGAACGCATGACGAAAATATACAATAGCTACCCCGACGAGCTTAAAGAACTGATTATCCCCAGCGCGATCCCGCTGTATAACGGCAGCGGCGCCGAGGATATAACCCGCAAGGTGTTTGCTCCCACGTTGACCATGGTAGGGTGCGGCGACAATGAAGGAGCGGGCGAGGGCTTAACATGGCCTATATTCACTGGCCGGAATAACCGCAAAAAGACCTTTAACGGCTCGGCTGCTGCCTGGTGGCTTTCCTCACAGTACTCCTCTGTCAACGCGTGGTACGTCCTCACGGACGGCTCCGCCTTCATCAGCAACCCCTCGTACTCGGATGGTGTTGTCCCCGCTTTTGTAATGCCCCAATCGGTACAGATTGACGATGCCCCGGACAATGACGGCAGTTACAGATTGACGGTGCTGCAAAGCTATTGCTCGTAAAAAAGCCATGAAAAGCAAACGCACAAAAGCATGCGAAATACCTCTCAAAGTCAAACGGTGGGTATGGGAGAGGGATCATCATTGCTGCGTCCTGTGCGGCAGGCCCGGCAACCCTGACGCGCATTTCATCCCTCGCTCCCATAATGGCAAGGGAGTGGAGGAAAATGTTGTTACCCTGTGCCCTGAGTGCCACGGGGATTACGACAATTCAGAACGCAGGCCGGAGATCAGAAAGGCCCTCCGGGCGTACCTCATGGCCAAATACCCGGATTGGGACGAGGAAAAGCTGAGATACCGTAAGTGGAGGAGTGATTACATATGCAAGTAAGGGAGCTTTTACCCATAATCGCCCTGCTGAAAACACAGCGGGTACGACTGTACCACTCGCCGGACGGGGCGCTGATCGGAGACTTCAGGAGGGAGGATATTCTTCCCGCCGTCTGCGACAGAACGGTAGCCGCCCTACTCGATGCGTCCCTGCTGTGCATGGACGCCAACAACAACTACATCAATTTATACGTTGCAACGGGAAAGGACAATTGATATGTGGGGAGCATTTTTTAGCTGGGGAGTGCCGATGTTTGTTATCGGTATAATGACAGGCTTTGCTTTCGCGCCCCGCAAAAGGAGATAGACATGGAAGCGTGCATAACCGGACAAACCCTGTGCTGGCGTTGCCGGAGGGCGACCAACGCCCCAGGCATGGGCTGCAGCTGGTCACGCCGCGCCGATCCAGAGCCCGTTGAGGGCTGGGAGGCAAGGGAAACAACGCTAAAGGGCAGCGACTATTACCACGGCAAAAACTACACGACAATTATACAGTCCTACGTCATCCGCGCCTGCCCGCTGTTTTTACCGGACGGGAAAAACGAGCCGCAGCGTATACACAGGAAGTGGATCGTCGAAGTGGACGGCGAGTGGCTGACAACGCAGGAGACGAGGGAGCGGCTGGGCATCGACAGACACGAAATATACAAACTGATCGAGCGCGGCAAGCTCAACGCCAGACAAGTGGAGCAAATGAGCTAAAAACATATCAAAGGGAGGACGAATAAAGTGGAAACAACTGAAAAGACATTCGGCGTTTGCCGCTACTGCGGGCAGCTGCTCAATATCAAGAGCTATCTGGCCCTACACCCAAACATCGACGACCCGGACGAGGACGGGATAGCTACCCTCATATGTGACTGCAAGGAGGCCAGACGCGACCGTGACACTCACGAGGCTGCCCTTCGGGGAGAGAGCGACCGCATTGAGGCCCTGCAAAAAGCAAATGACGTGATCGAAGAGTTGTTTGCCGGCAACCCGCACCAGAAGCGCATTGCCGTGGACGAGCAGACGCGGGAAATATTGCGGCAGCTTGCCGAGCGGGTGTACGGCGGATTTGTGGATAAAGCGGTCATCACCACCACAGACGGGGTAAAGGCCACCGTAAAGAGCACCGGCTCCGCCGCGATCGGCATAGCCATAGAGCGCAGCGAAACGAAAAGGGAGAAAAAGGAGATATAACCCATGGAAAGCCGGGAGATATATGACATGCTCCTGCGCGCCATAGGGGAGCACGTGGACACAAAAGGCCGGGCCGCTGTCAGCATCAACGGCAGGCCCGCCCTGATAGTAACGATAGACCGGGAGACCGGAGAGGTTACCGCCCGCAATGCGATCACCGACACGACCGCCGCCGACGCGGCAATAGACTACCTCAACACCGTTGCCGGGACTAAATACCAAAAAACGTCGAAAAACCGCAGCTATATCAACGCCCGCCTGGCGGAGGGGCACACGCCGGAGGACTGCCGCCGAGTAATAGACAACCGCTGGGCAATGTGGAAGGGGACAAGTATGCAGGAGTATATGCGCCCCTGCACCCTATTCAACTCGGAAAAATTTGAAGGCTACCTGTCGGCGGCGAAAACCAACGTCAAAAAAATCGCTGGGAGTTATTTTATGAACCACGTTCAACGCCAATACTCCGCCGACGAACTGGCAAAAATAGGCGTTGACCTGCTGGGGGACTAAAAGATGCGACACCTGGGCGACATAACAAAAATCAACTGGTTTGAAGTAGAACCGGTGGACTGCGTAACAGGCGGCAGCCCTTGTCAAGACCTTTCCGTAGCGGGGAAGAGGGCAGGACTTGCCGGAAAGCGTTCGGGTTTATACATGGAACAGATACGATGCGTAAAGGAGTTGAGACAGAACGATGTCAATAATGGGCGAACAGGTGCAATGGTCCGACCTCGCTGGATGGTCTGGGAAAATGTCCCAGGAGCTTTCAGCAGCAATGGAGGAAAAGACTTCGCAACCGTCCTTGAAGAAGCGGTCAAAATCGTCGAGCCGCAAGCCCCCTCTATTCCTGTGCCTGTCAAAGGATGGCCTTCAGCAGGATGCCTGTCCGATGTGGTCGGAAAATGGAGCATTGCTTGGCGAGTACACGACGCGCAGTTTTGGGGAGTGCCCCAGCGAAGAAAACGTATCGCGCTTGTCTGCGATTTTGGAGGACACACCGCACCCGAAATATTATTTGAGCGCAAAGGCCTGCGCGGGGATACTGCGGAGGGCGGAACGGCGCGGGAAAGAATTGAAGGAGCCGCTGAAGCAGGTTTTAATCCGACAGTCGCAAGGAGCCTTACCGCAAGAGCGGACGGAAGCCCCTGCGCCGACAGAGGCCCCAACATCGTATGCAGCCTGCGTCAGGGGGGCTGTGACGGAGGAGGAAAAGGCACGTTAGTTCAGACGGAGAAAAGCGGAACGCTGGGAACGGGCAACGATCAGACGATTTTTGCGGCAACGCACGACAAACAGGCGATTTTATATCAGCCCAAAAGCATGATGGAAGAAAACTGGGCAGAAAACGAAACGAAGAACGCATTACGCGCAGGAGAAAGTAAAGTGAGCCATGTGGTGTTGTGCGAGGACGTGAGCCACACGCTAAATATAATGCACGACGCCCAAGCGGTGTTATGCAGCGCCATTGATTGCCGGAATTTCACCGAGGGCGGAGAAATAAACGGAACCCTGCAAGCGAAAGAAAGCGGCGGGCAAAGCCTGAACCTGAATAATACAGTGCGGCAAAACATGGTGGCGCGCCGGTTGACGCCGCTGGAATGTGAGCGATTGCAGGGATACCCCGATGGATGGACTAACATAGGCAAGTGGATAGACGGCAGCGGGAAAAAACATCGATCCAGCGACGACGGCAGATATAAAGCCCTGGGCAACTCAATAGCGTTACCGTTCTGGTTTTGGCTGCTGCGGAGAATATCAGCACAATATGAGCGACCCGCCACGCTTGGTAGCCTGTTTGACGGCATCGGCGGATTCCCACTCTGCTGGGAGCGGTGCAACGGCAAGGGGACGGCACTGTGGGCGAGCGAAATTGAGGAGTTTCCGATGGCGGTAACAAAAAAGAGATTTGGGGAGGGATAAAATGAAAACTATGAAAAAGAAGACACTACCCACCTACACCGTCCTGATCCGCACGCCCGCCGGGACGCAGACCATTATTGAGACCAACGACTTTGCGAAAGCCAGACGGACATATGCCCAGTACAAGGGCTCATGCCGCCTCTGCATCGACGGGCGGGAGCTGAGGATACTTGAGGCGGACGAGCTGATGAACGACCACAGCGACAAAGTAATGGAGCAGATATTTATACCGCGCCGCGCGAAGGAGAAAGAGGACATACACAAATTAAAACCTGCCCGGTAACACGGGCAGGACTTGACCTTTTGCCGGGTGCGGCAATCACCCGGTCCTCCATTGATAGGGTGGCGGCAGGTGCGGCCAACGGGGAAACGCCCGCACCGCAAACCACCGCCCCCGGCAAAGGGCCAAGACATGATTATTAAAAAAAGGAGGCCGCCATGCAGCGGGTACGGCGTGATATATATTCCGGCGTGGTGCTGGAGCGGATTATATACTCCGTGGGCGACAGGACGCAAAAACCCTACCGCCCGCGAAAACCGAGGTTTAAGACGGACGAGGAAAGGGCACGGTTCAATGCCGAGGTAGCCCGCCGGGCCCATACCCGGATCATCAACGAGAACTTTACTCCGGCCTCGCTATACAGCACACTCACCCAGGACGACGAGCACGAGGTACACGATTTTAAGGATTTCCGCCGCCTCTGCGTCAACTTCCGGCGGCGGCTGCTCTACGCCTACCCGGAGGCAAAAATCGTTATCTACATGGGCCGGGGCAAGAGCACCCACCGCATACACGCCCATATGCTGACGGACGGAGTGCCGGAGGAAGCCATACGCAGACAATGGACGCTGGGCAGCGTCAACCGCTGCGAGTACCTTCGGGCCCACGTCCACTATGACGGCATAGACCACGGCCCCGATTATACGGGATTAGCCAATTACCTGTTTAACCACTGGACACCGGAGCAGGGCGGCCATCACTACATGGCGACCCGCAACCTTGCCCCTTGCGGCAGGGAGCAGACAAAACCAATAAAACGCAACTACACGCCGGCCAAACCGCCGCATACACCGAAGGACTATATCCTCGTCGAGAGCGGCGCGACAGAGTTCGGCTTTACCTATTTCAAATATGTCAAAATCCCGCCCAAGCGGCGGTGTTAAGCGGCACAAAGCGCAAGGCTTTTACCGGGGCCTTGTAAATGCGTCGAATTTTACGACGATATCAAAAAGGAGGTAAAAAACAATTGCTGAAAGATTACCACATGAAGATCAACCGGGCGGGTATACCCGTATGGCGGCCTGCCCAACCGGCAACGGGCAGAGAGGACGAGCACCAGACCGCCCTGACCAACTGGGCGCGGATGATGCGGACACAGTATCCGGCACTGACGCTCTACCACCACATACCCAACGGCGGCTTACGCGATAAGCGCACCGCGGCGCGGCTGATAGGGCAGGGGGTACACTCCGGCGTACCCGATGTATTTATCCCTGCTGCCCGGAGCGGCTACCATGGCATATACGTTGAGCTCAAAACTGGCGCCAATAGTCCAACACCAAATCAAAACGAGTTTATGAGCGGCGCCATGGCCGAGGGCTACTATTGCGCGGTCTGCTACGGCTGGCCCTGCGCCGCCGCGGTGATCGAGGATTACCTGCGCATGCCGGCCTCCGGCTGGCGGGACGCAAACAAAGAACTGCCAAAAGAAAGAGAGAGGTAGCGTAATGAAAAAGTACACGCAAGCGGATTTTGACAACTTTGAAGTAGATGAGTATGGTCACAAGATATGCCCAAGTGGGGATTATACAGCAATAAGCATCTTTGGCGAGCGGTGCAGCTTTGGCGAGTGTTGCCGCTTTGGCAAGTGTTGCAGCTTTGGCGAGTGGTGCAGCTTTGGCGAGCGGTGCAGCTTTGGCGAGTGTTGCAGCTTCGAAAATGGAGCTGTAAAAGATGGCCGGTATGTTGCCGTGGATAGAATAGGCAGCGAAAACCGAAAGGCCTATTTCTATGTGGATGATAACGGCAATATGTTTGTCCGCGCCGGGTGTTGGTTTTCGGATATGGCGGCATTTAAGGAGCGGGTTAAAAAAGTACACGCCGGAACAATTCACGAGAAGACATATCTGGCGGCTTGCGATTTGGCGGAACTGATGTTGAAAGGCGGTAACGCGGAATGACACGCGAAGAAGCAGCAAAACTACTTGAAAAACAGTTTGATAAATCATGTGGGGATTACAGATACCAAAATAAAGACAAACTGGATTATGAAGATGCATTATGGCTTGCAATCGCCGCCCTCCGTGAGCAAAGATTTATGCCACCATGCTATCAACCGGACGGTGATGGATGTGCTTATCAAATTTATGGTTCAAACGATGATGAGCCGATTGAGCGTTGCAAGGCTTGCCCGTTGTGCTATTCGGACAAAATGAGACATCATGGACCGAAAACACCATGCGATTTATGTCTATATAATCCACCATCGAGCGGGGACGGGAAACCATGTACAATGTGTCCGGCCAGTTCGCTGCCGGAGCTACCGAAGGAGGAACGATGATGAAAAGGTACTATGCAGTAACAATGCCCAATGGTGACATCTATGGCATACCCGCCCATGTTATAGCGGATAACTACGCAAATTATTATGCCACTAAGGGTGAGGATTACCAGGAGAACTATGACGCAATGTTGTATTGGTTTGACACCAACGACTACGAATTTGCGGATTGGGCAAAAAACAACATGGATTGGGACGATGTAAAGGAACACGCTATTCTTTTTGAATCACAAACAAAATCTTGCGACTTCCAGGATGGATGGGTAAACGGCGATTACGAGTACAAATTTGTGGAGGAACACCATGCAGAATGAAAACAGAACAAGCAATCGAAGCATGGAACAGGAGGACTGAACATGAAGTATACCATTGATTACGGTCTCGGAGAAGCTATCCTGTATACGCCGTATGATGCCAAAGAAAGATTTTATGCCCTTGCTGGCACATGCTTTGGAATCAGGAAGAGCATTATGCACTGCGTAATTCTGAGGGCAGAAGAAATTCCTTGTGAAGATTTTGAACGCCTTGAATTTAACGGAGATGTCTATGTTTGGCGCGAAGACGGTGCAAGAAAAATGGTTGCTCCGCTATGGGCGGCTGATAAAGAATGGGATATGGATTATTGCGAAAAGGTTCGATACAAACCGAAGGAGGAGACTGACAATAGTTAAAGAGTACATAGAGCGTGGGGCGTTGATTGCCCGATATGATGCGGAGCATGTTGGCCCACCGGGCAGAGCGAGGGAATTGATGGCAACTGCGCCTGCCGCCGACGTTGCCCCGGTGGTGCATGGGGAGTGGATTGAGCGGGCGTTGAGACCGACTTGCTCGCTATGCGGATTCAGCGGAAGTCTTATTGATGCACCGATATCGCCTTTTAAGTATTGCCCCAACTGCGGGGCCAAGATGGACAAAACAGGGGGTGAGCGGCATGACTAACCACGAATACCTAAAACAGCAATCTCCCGAATGGCTGGCGGACAAACTCGCCGAGATAATGGACTGCGACTGCTGCCCGGCGGCGTGTGACTTGGCAGAACTGATGTTGAAAGGCGACAATGAGGACTATTTACAGAGTGGCAAAAAAGGAGAATGATTATGGGCGAAGTAAAAAACTACCCACCTTATTTGGATCGCCCAAAGCCCTACAAGGAGAAGACTAACGCCGACCGCATCCGGACGATGAGCGACGAGGACTTGGCAAATTTTTTAACTGGCTTTTCATGGCTCGCGGAAATTGGTGGCAAAGTTTGCTATAAGACAATCGCTGACTGGCTTCAGCAACCAGCGGAGGCAAAACATGGGTGCGATTTTGCAAAGAAAATGGGTTTTTCGAGCTGTGACAAATGCCCAATTGACTGTGATATAAGGCAAATGCCGAAGGAGGAACACCATGCAGAATAAGCTTAAATCGTGTCCGTTCTGTGGGGGTGAAGCAGAGATTGTGCCGCATAAGTTTTTTTCCGAGATATTAAAAGCATGGAAGGTTGATTGTTATGGCGTGGAGTGCAAACGCTGCCACACAAGCGGGTATCAGTTTTGGGGTACAGAAGAACATGCGATAGCAGCATGGAACAGGAGGTACTGACAATGTCTAAAAAATATATAGAGCGAGAAGATGCTAAGGCACGACTTAGAATATTGATCACAGATTGCGTATTAGACGGGGACAATGAGGCGGCAGACTGTTTTAGGGACTGCATAGACCTCCTTGACAGTATTCCTGCCGCCGATGTTGCCCCGGTGCAGTACGGACGGTGGATCGAAGAGGATGGCATGCAGATTTGCTCGGAATGCGGCGAAGAGCATGAATGGGAAGATTACAGAGCGCCGTACTGCGATACCTGCGGAGCAAAGATGAACAAGGAGGACGGAGAATGAGTAAATATATCGCATACATCGACAAAACAGAACTTTTACACGAAATCGAGGAAAACAAACTTATGGTACGAGAACCAGCAACGAAAAGAATTGTAGAGATTATCAAAAACATGACGGTTTTTGCCGATATTACAAAAGCTGCGCCTGTTGGGGCAATGGAACTTGAAGATTTGAGAGCCAAGTATCAGGCGCTCGTTGCTGAAAAAGACAAGAACAGTGGAGACACGGCCGAAACGCATACAACCGGGTATCGCTATGGTCACAGAAACGGGCAAATTGAATTGCTCCAACAGATTCTGAATATTTGCGATAGTACAAGTGAACCGGAGGAATAAAATGAGTAACTACATCAGCCGGGAGGCAGCGAGTGCGGATGAGTGCAAACACAAGATAAAAACACCATTCGCCAGAATTGTCGTGGAAGGAATACCTGAAAAGCCGTATTACAACATCTGGTACTTTAACCCAGCGGACGGAGAATGCCACATTGGGTTTGGCTCATACTGCCTTGATAATGTGTTTAATTGGCTTGCAGAGGAATTCGAGATCACAGAACCCCGCACAGACGTGGAGCCGGTGCGGTATGGGAAATGGATAGGCATTGATAGCTCGTTTTGGAAACCTACGCATAGCAGCGATATTCCTGTTTTTAGAAAAACATACAGATGTTCAGAGTGCAGAAGGAGAACAGCCATAGCAGAAAAATACTGCCCCAACTGCGGGGCGAAAATGGATAAGGAGGAAAAATGAAACGAGTAATAGCAATAGCAATAGCAATATTAACCCTGCTGACCCTCACTCTGTGCGGGTGCAACGAGGCTGAGGCTGGCAATCATAGACTGTGGATACTGGATTGTGGTGCGACGTATGGAATATATGTCGATAACCTCACGGGGATACAATACCTGAGCACACACCAAGGCGGCGTGTGCGTAATGGTAGACGCAGAGGGGAAGCCGCTGATATGGGAGGGAGAAAAATGATAACGATCCACAACAACGAGGAGCCGCTGTACAAACTGGCGAAGGAAATACACGACAACGCTGCATCCCACGGCTGGTGGGACGAGCCTCACAACCTACTGGAGATCGCTGCCCTGTGCCATAGTGAGCTTTCGGAGGCGATAGAGGAATACCGCGCCGGGCGCCCCATGGTATGGGCAAACGAGGACGGCAAGCCCGAGGGCATAGCCACCGAGATGGCGGACTGCCTTATCCGCATACTGGATTGGTTCGGGCATGAGGGACTGGACGTGGACGAGATTATGCGACAAAAGATGGCCTATAATCGTGGGCGACCCTATAAACACGGCAAAAGATGCTAAGCGCAGCCCTAAAGAGGGGTGAGCGGCCCTCGCTGACGGGGGAGGGGGCGGTCAAATCTCTGACGCTGCCCCCTGCGTACCGGGGCGGCCCATCGGAAGAAAAATTTTTCGATTTTTGAGAAGCTTCGAAAATGAACGGCAATGGGGCACCCAAAAACAACAAAACTACAAATAAACGGCGGCGGCAAATTGGTCATCGAAAAGATTTGTAAAATTACATCAAAAACGACTGTTTTTAATCCAAAAAGGAGGCGAAAAATTGAATCCGAAAAAAGCAACGCGGGAAAGGCGAGATGAGCGGGCAGCCGTGCGGCGACTGCTGATGTATTGGGGTAATGCAGAGCGCACGAGGACGGAAAAAGAGCGGTTGTTAATTAGCGTTGACGAGGAGATCGAAGCACAATACGATCTTCACCCGCAGCAGATTACGGGCCTGCCGCACGGTACCGAGCTGCCGGACAGCACTCCGGCCACGGTGATAAAAGCTTCGCGGGAATTAAAAAGACTGCGGAAGAAGAAAAAACGGCTGGAAGACGAATTACAAAATCTCGACCATTGGGTGGGAATGATAGAATTTGAAGTGATGTGCTTGCCGCCGCTGGAATATGGGGCAATAAGACTGCGGTACGTTAAATACGGAGTGGCAAAAGGGGGATATTGGGAGCGGATAGCGCAGCAAATGCACGTCTCGATTGATTGGGCGAAGGCCCTTGAGAGACAGGGGGTAGACAGACTGATAGGCAGAATAGCAGCGTAAAGAGAATACCGTATAAGAGGGCTGATATAGCCCTCTTATATCATTATCCCAAACTTTGCCGCGAGCAGTTCCCGCCGCGCGTGGGGGATCGGTTTGACCCCGGCACACCACGAATGCACTGCGGCCTTGCTTACCTCACAGGCCTCGGCGGCCTGCTCCAACGTCAGGCCACGGGCCTTGAGCTAATCCCGCAAATACTCGCCGGCGCTGAGCACGGGAGCGCACCGGCCCTGCATATAGGCAAGCTCCCACATGCCTTGTTGGTTGAGCGGCAGCGCGTGTTCGTCCTCGCTTATATCCTCTGCGCCTTGCAGCGCGTCCCGTATAGCTCTGTCGACATCGGGTGTGAGTTTGCGGTTAATAATCATATACCGCAAGCCCTCACCCAGCCCACGGATGGGCCACATATTAGCTGTCTGCACCCGGCAGTGCGCCCCGATGATGTCGGGGAGCTGCGCCGCCATTATACCATACGCCCGGCCCAGGGCCTTAACCGTGTTGTCTGTAACGAGATAAATAAAACTCAACACTTTCCCACACTCTTTATGTGCTATAATAATACCATCAAAAGGGCTGCGAAGAGCGGCCCTTTAGCATTTTGAGGGAGATGAGCGGCAATATGGCAAGCCGAGCCCTACATTTTTGCCAGTGCCCTGGATGTAATGCGCTGACCGCCGGACGATACTGCGATGAGCACCGGACGGCGGGCGAACTGCGGCAGCAGGAGCAGATACACGCCCAGGACGAGCGGCGGGGCAGCTCCCGGCAGCGCGGATATGATGCCCGATGGAGCAAATACTCCCGCTGGTATTTGTCGGCCCCGGAACATCAACTCTGCGCCCTGCGGCTGGACGATGGCTGCACTATGGTGGCGCGGTGCGTGGATCACATAGACCCGCCTGACGGGCCGGGCGACCCGCGCTTTTGGGATACCGCCAATCACCAGCCCGCCTGCATACATTGCAACAGCGTCAAAGGACACAAAAAAATCATAGGCAAATACAGAATTTGAGAAAGGAGGAGCCTATGCCGACAGGAAGAAAGCCGAGGCCGCTAAAGCTCGTCGATAACGGCAAAAACCGGCATACCAAAGACACGATGGAAAACCGGGAGAATGGCGAACCTACCGGCTGCTCCGACAAATTAAAACCACCCAAAAGCCTGTCCCCGGAGGCAAAGAAGGAATGGAAAAGGGTAGTAAAGCTCTACCGCCAGCTCGACACCCCGATAATTAACGATCTGGACATATCCGCCCTCGCTGCCTACTGCGAGAGTGTGGCGATATACCAAAAAGCCGAGGCGGAATACCAAAACGGCCCGCTTATATACCGGGCGGCGGACGGCAAGCCAACGGAAAACCCGTATATCACCATCATGCGCCGGGAGGGGCAGAATATCATAAAATACGCCGAGCAACTGTGCCTGTCGCCGGTGGGCCGTGCTCGCATGGGTGTAGCAGCAGCGAAAAAAGCCGCAGAGAGCGACCCCATGGCCGCATATCTGAGCAAGTACGGTGGTTAACTCGAACAAAGCCCTCGAAGTTATCGAGTTTGTACAGGCCCTTAAACATACCGGCGATTTTTACGGCAAACCCTTTGTGCTTTTACCATGGCAGATAGGGGTCATAAACTCCGTATACGGCACCGTGACCGCCGAGGGCGTGCGGCAGTACCGCATGGCATATTTGGAGATCGCCAAGAAAAACGGCAAGACCGAACTTATCGCCGCGCTGAGCCTGTATCACCTGGTCATGGACGCACCGGGCGGCGAGATATACTGCGGCGCCGCAGACAGGAACCAGGCATCAATAGCTTTTAACGCCGCAAAGAGCATGGTGGAGCAAAGCGAAGTATTGTCCAAGATAATCAAAATCAAAGACAGCACGAAGGAAATGCTGAATCTCCGCACACACAGCCGCTTTAAAGTGCTGTCAGCAGAGGCGGCGACCAAACACGGCCTTAACCCCTCCGTGGTCATCATAGATGAACTACACGCCCACCCCAAGCGGGACTTGTGGGACGTGCTGACATTTGGTACGGGTGCTGCACGGAATGAGCAGCTCATATGGTGCATCACCACTGCGGGCGACGACCCCGACCGCAAAAGTGTGGGATGGGAACAGCACGAAATAGCAACAAAGGTGCTGAACGGCGAACTGACAGACCCGGCGTTTTACGCCAAAATCTATACCGTCCCTGAGGACGCGGACATATACGATGAAGCAAATTGGTACTTAGCCAATCCCTCGCTGGGCGTATCCATCAAAATTGAGAATGTGCGCAGCGAGGCGATAAAGGCCCGAAACAGCCCGGCGGCAGAGAAGCTCTTCCGGTGGCTCCGGCTCAATCAATGGATCTCACTTAAACGCACCGGCTGGCTGCCTATCACCCTATGGGATGATACCGAAGGGGGCTGGCATAAATCCGATATGCTGGGGCGGCCCTGCTATGTAGGCATAGACCTGTCCAGCACCACCGACCTGACCGCCGTGGCGGCCCTTTTCCCACCGCCGCCGGAGGAAACGGAGTGGCGCTTTTTTGTGGACGCGTGGATTCCCGAGGAAAACATGCGGGAACGGGAGCACCGGGATCATGTGCCTTTTAGTAAATGGGTGCAGGCGGGACATATGCACGCGACCCCCGGCAACTGTGTGGACTACGCCTATATTGCCAACTATCTGGACAAGCTCATGCTTGACTATGACATCAAATATATTGCGGCGGACGAGTGGCGCATAGATTCCCTGCGCCCCCTCATGCAGCAGGAGGTTGCGGCGCAGAAGATAATCACCATACCCCAGACCATGAGCGGCATGTCCCCAGCAATGAAGGAAATTGAGCGACTCCTACGCGAGGGCGAAATGACCCACGAGAGGAACCCTTGCGGGCGCTGGGCGTTTGGCAATGTAGTAGTAGCCCAGGACGGCAACGAGAACATAAAACCCATGAAAAACCGGAGCATAGAGCGGATAGACCCGATGTGCGCCCTGATAGACGCGATGGCGGCGGCGGTAAAACTGGAACCCAAGCGCAGCGTATACGAGCACCGCGGCCTGAGAATAGTGTGAGGTAAAAAGTGAAGAAAATTAAACTCTTTGGCAAAACCTACGAAATACGGGCGGCGGACGTGAAACCGCTGCCCTCTGTATCCGATGATAGCGCATGGCAGATGTACCTTGCAGGGCAGGGTTACGCCATAAGCGCAGAGGGGGCGCTGCAGGTCGCGGCGGTATTTCGATGCGTTGACCTGATAAGCAAGACCATGGCGGCGCTGCCCCTGCACATGTACAAAAATGCCGGGGAGGGCAAACAAAAGGCACGGGATCATCCCCTGTATAAGCTGTTGTATGTGCTGCCCAACCGCACCACCACGGCGTATGAGCTTATGCAAATGCTTGTGGCAAACATGCTGCTCACTCGCGGCGGGTATCTCCGCATAGTGCGGGACAGATACGGCTTTGTGCGACACCTCAAAAATCTGCCCACCTCCTGCTGCTCGGAAGTGTACACCAACCGGGAAAACGGGGAACAGTATATATACGTCACCTATGACGGCATAACAGAAACGCTCCGGGAGGGCGATTTTGTCTTTATCCCCGGTTTTAGATTTGGCGACCGCACGCCGGAAGACCCAATGACCATAGCCGCAAGCGTGCTGGGACTGAATAACAGCATGACACAATACGCGCAAAGGGGCTTTTCCGGTACTTCCCCCGGCGGCTATATAACCTATCCGGGGCAGCTCTCCGATACGGCATACGAGCGCTTCAAAAAGGACTTCCAGAGCAACTACGGCGGCGTAGAAAACGCCGGGAAATGGATGTTTCTGGAAAACGGCTCCACGGCGCAGCCGTGGGACAGGGACATGTCAAAGACACAGCTCCTTGATAGCCGCAAATGGGCTGTAACCGAGATATGTCGCATTTTCGGCGTACCCCCGCACATGTGCATGGATCTGGAAAAAGCCACTTTTTCAAATATTGAGCAGCAGAGCGCCGAATTCGTCCGGGATTGCATAAATCCTTTATCCGTGCGTATAGAGCAGGCGCTTTTCCGCGACCTTCTGAACGAAGCGGAGCAGGCGAAGTATTATTTTAAGTTTAATACAAACAGTCTGCTACGCGGCGATACCGCCACCCGAACGAGCTATTACAACACAATGCGGCAGAATGGTGTGATGAACGCGGACGATATCCGCGAGCTGGAGGATATGAACCCCATACCCGATGGGCTGGGAAAGATATACTTTATCAACGGCAACATGCTGCCGCTGGAAAACGCAAAACTCAACGCGCCTAAAAGCGCGCAAGCGAAAGGAGCACCCCTAAAAAATGAATAAATTTTGGGAGTTTAAAGCTCTCGGCAACGCCGGCGAGCTTTTTTTGTACGGAGAGATCAGCGATACGTCATGGTGGGGCGACGAAATAACCCCTGCGCAATTTCAAAAAGAATTGGCAGCGCTGGGGGATATATCCACCCTTGATGTGTATATCAACAGCCCCGGCGGGGACATCTTTGCGGGATTTAGCCTGTACAACATCCTCAACCGCCACCCGGCGACAAAAAACGTGCATATAGACGGTCTCGCCGCCTCCGCCGCATCAGTGGTTGCCATGGCGGGCGATACCATCAAAATGCCCGAAAATGCCACGTTGATGATACATAATGCATGGACATACGCCGGCGGTGGGGCGGAGGACTTACGCAGGACCGCCGACGAGCTCGACCGTATCAACGACCAGATAGCGGACATATACGCCGCCCGCACTGGCAAGGAGAAGGACGAGATATCCGCCCTTATGACAGCAGAAACATGGATGAGCGGTGCCGAGGCGCTCGACATGGGATTTGTGGATGAACTGATCGAGAATAAAAAGATCGCGGCTTGTGTAAACAGCGAAAAGTGGTTTGCGCTGTACAAGCACGCGCCGAAGGAACCGCCGGAAAACAGGGAGCCTGACAACGGGGGAGCAATCCAGCCCGCAGCAGATATAAACACCGCACTGCAGGAGCAGCGCAAGAGATTCAGAGCGACTAAACTAAAAATTTTGGAGGTATAAGTAACCGATGAAGAAGCTCTACGAAATGATGCAGGATCGCGCAAATGTCGCAACCCAGATGCGCGAAATAATGAACAAATTTGAAGACGGCGTGATGGACGCGGAATCCACCGAGACCTATAACCGGCTCGAAAAGGAGTTTGACGCGCTCAACGCCAACATAATCCGCGAACAGAAGCAGCTCGAGCGGGAACGCGCCGCCGGTGAAGTGATCGACAAGCTGGGCGACAAGAAGGACGAGCACATTAAAGTATTTGCCCGTGCACTGCAGGGCGATCCCGAGTCCATAACCAGGTACAAAAACACCACCATGACCCTTGGCACAAACGCTACCGCCGGTTATCTGACCGCACCCGTGGAATTTGTCAACCAGCTCATAGCCGGGCTCAAAAATGACATGTTTATGCGCCAGATATGCAACGTTGTGGGCCCCATAGGTCAGGCACAGAGCCTTGGGTATCCCAGCCTGACTACCGATGCGTCTGATGTGGCATGGACAACCGAGGTGGCGGCAGCCCCCGAAGAGGCGACCATCGCCTTCGGCCGCCGCGAATTTAAGCCCCAACGCCTTGCCAAACTGATTAAGATATCCAAGACCCTCATGCGCCACGCGCCCAGCCCTGATCAGACCGTGCTTGACCGCATATTGTACAAGATCGAGGCGGCGCAGGAAAACGCCTTTATGAGCGGAACGGGCACTAACCAGCCTTTGGGTATCTTTACCGCCTCTGACAGCGGCATAGCCACCGGGCGCGACGTTACCGCCGCTTCCGCCACCGCCGTGGCCACCGACGACCTGATAGAGTGCAAATACGGCGTGAAGGGCCAGTATATGCGCGGGGCCTCCTGGGTAATGCACCGCGACCTCTGCAAGATGATCGCAAAACTCAAGGACAGCGACGGCCAGTATATATGGCAGCCCTCCGTGCAGGCAGGACAGCCTGATATGCTGCTGGGCGCTCCCGTGTACATGTCCGAGTACGCGCCTAACGCCGTAGCCGCGGGCAAGTACGTGGCAGTATACGGCGACTTTAAAACCGGCTATTGGGTATGCGACAGCGACGGCCTCTACATACAGGTGCTTAACGAACTGTACGCCGTCAACAACGAGATAGGCTACGTTGTCGAGTACTATGGCGACGGCGCACCCGTAGTAGGCGAGGCGTTCAGCCGCCTGAAGATGAAGGCGAGCTGATGAAAATCAAAATGTTGACCTTGGCAGCCGGGCCGGAGGGAGTAACCCCGCCCGGCTCCATCATTGACATAGACGAGGCAACGGCGCGGCAGCTCATCAGGGGCTGTTACGCCATAGCCATGGAGGCCGACAATGGTAATAACAAGACAACCCCCAGCAGTGGAACCGCTAAGCCTCGAAGAGGTAAAACTGCATCTGCGGAATAACCCCGGCGATACCAGCGAGGACAAGGATATAATAGCTCCTCTCATAAGCGCGGCCCGCGAGTATTGCGAAAACTATTGCGGGAAGTCATTTGCGGAGCAGTCCATAACCGCTTACCCGGAGGTGAGCGGCACTGTGACACTCCCGCGTGGCCCTGTGATGAGCGTGGACAACGTTACGGTAAACGGCGAAGCGGCGGAGTATACCGCAGACGTGCGCCGCGGCACCGTGACGTTAAACAAGCCCGGCGCGGTAATCACCTATACCGCAGGATGTGAGGAGATACCCTATCTTGTGCGGCAGGCAATGCTGCTGCTTATAGGCCATTGGTACACCAACCGGGAGGCTGTGATACAGGGTTCTACGGCCGAGATAGACATAGCGGTTCGGGCGATGCTCAACCAATATAAGGGATGGTGGTTTTGATGAGGGCTTTTACGGGAGAAATGCGCACGAAAATCACCATAAAATCGCCGGAATACAGCATCAAAGCCGGATTCAGCGCGGAAGACTTTAAAAATGTTTTCCCCGGCCCCGTGTGGTGCAAGTGGGTGAATGTCCACGGTGCGGAGGTGTATCAGGCAGAAGAACTGCACTTGCGGCAGCCCGTGACCATAACCATGCGCTACTCGCCCCTCGTAACCGTAAAATGCCGCATATGGCATGAACGGGATCCGGAGCCTTACGAGATCATCAGCATAGACAACATAGGCGACCGCCGGGAATTTTTGGAGATTAAGGCTCAGAGGGTGGTGACGGCATGACCATAGCGGAGATACTCAAGGACAAATACACCGTCTGCCACCCGCCCTATATGGGCAACGAACGCACCTATGTCACATACCAATGCATGGGACAGATCGGGACGCTATACGCAGACGGCGTAGAAAAAGAAACTGGAGTGATGTATGCCGTAGATTACTACACTGATAATCCTCCGTTTGAAACTGCTGTTGATGATATAAAAAACAAACTCGCTGCGGCGGGCTGGAATTGCTCCGTTGACACGGAAATATATGAGACGGATACAGAATTATACCATATCGCCATGACGGCGGTAGGCGTGGGCGGCATATATGGCTAAATTTGAAATAGAAGGGCTCGACGAAGTTAGCCTTGCACTCAGAAGCGTAATAGATGGCGTAGAGGATTTCAACGTAGAACTGGCCCAAGAGGCCGCAGACATCACGAAGGAAGAAATTGAAAAAAACATCGAAAGGCACAACCATATTCGCACCGGCACGCTCCGGCGGTCTATAAAAACATTCAAAAAGAAAAAACGCGATGGCAGCCCGTATATAGAGGTGACCGCAACGGGCAGTAATCCAGGCCCGCCTGGCAGCAAACGAAAAAAATATGCCGGAAACGCATATATAGCATTCGTACTCAATTACGGGCGCTCGAACCTTGTGGGTAGCCGGTTTTGGACTGAAGCGGAACAAAAAGCGATTGAGATATTCCAGCCTCGGCTGGAACTAAAAATTCTAAACTTTTTAAAAGAGAAAGGACTGAAATAAATGCCTGCGATAGACCTGAGAGGTATAAAAATTGGCGAATACAAAAATAACGACGGAACGGTAACCTATGAAACACCAATATCCATGGGTGAGGCCATGACGGCGCAGCTTGAACTCACTTTTGCAGAGGGACGCCTGTACTCAGAAAGCAGGCTCGCAGAATACATAAAACTCGCAACCGGCGGTACCGTCAGCATAGGCGTAAAATATATACCTGACGCAGCACAGAAACTGATGTACGGAGCGAGCGAAAAAACACGCACGCTGAACGGGAGCAATAACGCAAAGAGCCTGCTTAGTACCACTAAGGATATTGCCAAATACGTAGGCATGGGCTTTTATGCTCCGGACATGATAGACGGCGTTAATAAGTTCACCGCCGTATTTGTCTACAAGGTGCTTTTCGGCCCCCCAAGCAGAGCGTTTAAAACGAAGGACAACACCATCACATTCCAGACGCCTACTACGACCGGCGAATTCCTCGGCGATGATAGCGAGAACAACAACCTGTTCGAAATGGCCACGCTTGACAGCGAAGCAGATGCAAAATCGTGGATTAGCCTTTGCTTTGGCGCGACCATCTAAAGGGGGATCGAATGGACATTAGGCTGAAAACTGCGCCGTATACGTTTGACGGCATGGAAATGACCCTCTGCTGCAACATGAACGTGTTGGCGGATGTACAGGAGTATTTTGACGGCAGCTTCGGGCGCGCGCTGGAAAAACGGCGAACCCTTCAGGCCAATATAGTATTTCTGACCGCCATGATCAATGATTATCTCGACAGCATCGGATCAACTAAACGTTATGAAGTGAGGGAGGTGGGCCGCAAACTGCCCACCTTGCCCGCCGCGACGCGGGAACTGAGCGATATAATAACCTGTCTGGTGAGTTCCGCGCTGATACAAAAAGAGAGAAGCGAGGACGAGGGAAAAAACTTGAATGCCACGCAGAACCCCAGCCTATAGATTTTGCGTGGTATTTGACTATATGGGTAGTGTATTTGCATCAAAACGAAAGGGATTTCTGGAAATCGGCGACGCCGCGCAAGGTGATAGCCATAGCAAAAAAAAAT